GCCAAAGCCTGGCAGCGCCCCCATGGGCGCCCCCTGCACGCCGGCCGGCCTGGTGATGCGCAGCAGCATGTCGTTGAGCTTCTTAAGCTGCTCGGTGTTCTGCTTTGTTTCTTTGGTGAGCTCCTCAGCGCCGCCGCCGCCCTTGCCGAGGCTGTCGAGCGGAATGACCGCCTCCGGGCCGCCCTCGCCGAGCATGGCGAGCGTCGAGCGCGAGACGATGCCGCCGTGCTGCAGATGCGGCACGAACATGCCGCCGGCCCGATCCTCGAATGATTGATGTGGATTAATCCAGCGCGGCGGGGCCCCTGCCGCCCCCGGCACGGTGCGCATCGTAGGCTGCTGCCCGGGCGTGCCAAATACGAAGTCCTTGAAAAGTTGTTGGTAGTCCCCCTTGTGCAAATCATCGAGCAACGCCTTGGTGCTGGCTTCGACGCCCTTGTTGGCTTTGGTGATGCTCTCGATGAATCCTGGCACCTTGCCCAGAACCGACGTCAGGTTGGGGCCGAAGGCGTCCAGCATAGACTTGCCGGCCTGGTCGGCCGCGACGCCGAGCTCGTCCCAAGCCCCTTTGACTTTTGCCGCCTGGTCGAGCGTTGCCTGCGTTGCTCTTTTTTGTTCCTCGGTCTGCTTGGTCAGCTTGCCGGTCAGGCGCTCGACGGCATCGGCGCTAAGACCCCAGGCCCGGAGGTATTGCGCCTGCGCATCGGCAGCATCGGCTGCCGCCTGCGACTCGCTTTCGCCGGCGGCCTTGAGAATTTCTGTACGATTCTTGCGGATCTGGTTGCCGCCCTCGATGACAATGTTGAGTTTGTCCTCCCAGTCTTTCGCCCGCTCCGCCCGCGCGATCAAATTCTCCATGGCGGCGCCCTGCGTTCCGGCCATGCGGATCATCGCTTCGCGTTCGGCGCTGCCGGCGCGGCCCATGGCGGTGAGCTTTTCCGCGAAGGTGCCCACCATGGCCTGGGTATCTTTGGTCGCGACGCCGACTTTCAGGAACTGCTCTGCGATGTTAGCAATATTGGTCGCCGGAATGTTGAGCAGCCGGCCTTGCCGATTGATGCCATCGAGGCCCTCGGACACTTCCTTCAAGCGGCCGACGGTCGTGACCGCCGCGGCGCCGATCAGGCCGAACTTGCCGATATAGCCGAGCATGGCTTTCTCGCCGCCGATGGCGGCCAGCGTCATCTCGTTAATCTGCTGCTTTAATTCGCCTTGGCGGCGCCTGAAGCTGTCGAGCTGCGATGCCGTGCTGCCGCCACCGAGCTGGCTGATCTGCTGGCGCAGTTGCACAATGCCGGCCGAGGCATTGTCGACCAGGCTGACGGTAAGCCGCAGTTCGTCGTCGGCCATCTACTCCTCCGGTTCGCGCGCGCGCCGTTCACGCACCACCTGGGCGGTGCGCCCCAGGTGCAGCGCCACCTCGCTCATCGGCATGTCGAGAAAACTGCGCGGGTCGACGCAATAGAATTTGGCCAGCCGATAGCAATCGAGAACGATGCTGTCGTCGAGCGTGGTCACCATGCCCGATTGTCGTGTAAAAAAAAATCACGCAGTCGCATCGCGCAGCTGTTCCAGTCGCGCGGGTGCATTTCCATCAGCAGCGGCGGCAGGATGCCGCTCAGCGCCGCCATGATCCATGTCATCTTCAGCTCGTCGACGACGATCTCGTCGTTCCACAGCACTCGCGCCGGATTGCCGGTGTTGTTGATGTCACGCGCGGTCGGCTCGCGGAAGGTGATCTGGTTGATCTGCTCGCCCTTGTTGTTGCGGATTGGCTTGTAGAGCAGATGGACGGTGAGCGGGAATGGGTTAGGCCGCGCGGCGATCTCCTTGCGCACCGCGTCGTGCTCGTCGAGCGGGCGCTCGAGCGGCGGCGGCTCGATGTTGACTTGCGGCCGCAGCGGCTGCTGCGGCTGCGGCTGCGGCGGCTCGTTGACGACAAAGCCCTCGCGCAGCGGAATGGCTTCGGCGCTCATGCGATCGACATCTCTTGGCAGGCCAGGCCTTCCCAGCGCACCCGCATCTGGCCGTCACGGGTCTGGTTCTCCAAGCCGCCTTTGCAGGTGCCGCCGGTGAGCGTGTATTGCATCTGGTTGGCCAGCTGCGCGACCACGGTGGAGTTGGTCTGCGCCTCGAGCGTTTCCATCAGCAGGCCCGGCACCGTCGAGACTTCGCCTTCGATATAGGGCACCCGCGGCAATTCCTGATAGCCGTGGATGCCGTCCTGGCCTGCGATCATGGTGCGCTCGAGCGAGCCGGGCGACACCACGAAATTGCCTCTGAGCGCGAGCTGCACGCCGTCGACAGTCAGAAAGGCAATGCCCGCAATTCTGTTCGCCATGTAGGTCTCCTATGTGTTGCTGTTAGTTCACTGTGACGGCGCGCCCGAGCTGGCCTGGAACGGCGGCGGCGCGGCGCCGATCGTCTGCAGATCGATGCTGCTGTCGTATTGCAGGCGGAACTGCGAGAGCACGGCGAAGACGCGCAATTGATTGATGAGGTCGGGCGGATAGAGGACGTTGACGCGGTTGGGATCGGTATCGTCCCTTTCAACGATGAGGTTGGCCTTGAATGCGGCCAGGTTCTCCACCAGACCGTTCCACATATCCAGCTGATATTCGTTGACCAGCTCGGCCTTGATGATGCCGGGCGTCACGATCGCCTGGCCCGGGCCGAACTTGGTGCCGTCGTCGGCGAGCTTGCTGCGTGGGAACTTGCTGGTGATTGCGTACTTTTGATTGCGCAGCAGCTTGGCCAGCGTCGCCAGCGTAGTCACCAGCTCGTAGGCGTCGTCCCGCGCGCTATACAGGTTGAGCTGGTAGGACGTCTGCTCGCGTAAGATCATCGGCTGATCGTCGCTGCCGACTTCCTGGATCGCCATGCCATTTGACGCCAGCGCATTGAGCTCGCCCCAGTTGAACCGGTCCTGCAGCGGACAGGGCTTGATGTTGTTGAGCGCCAGGGTTTGCAGCGGCCGCGCCGGATCGTTGATCAGCGCGCGTTGCGCCTTGCCGACATAGGCGGCGGCGCATTCGAACATCGGCGACGGCGTCGTCGGCTCGAACACCATGATGGATTCCACCGCGCTGTTGATGGTCTCGCCCCAGAGGATGAGGTTGTCGTAGGTATCGCGCTTGGCGCTGAAGACATGACCGAACTGCTGCCGGTTCCAGCCCCAGCGGCCGTTGTCGGTGAAGCCATATTCCTGGTCCCAGACGAACAGCGAATTGGTGTCGTTGTAGGACAGCGCGACGTATTCGAAATCCTCCTGCTGAATGCCGCTGATCGCGGTCGTGAAAACGGGCACGCCAACGCCGCCCGCCATCATGCCGGTCGCAGGCAGCGTAATGCCGAGGCCGGGTGGCGTGAATTCGGAACCGCGGGTGCCGAGATAGTTCATGCTGACCACGACGTCGTTGCCGTTGACGCCTTGGAACACCGCGGTGAGCGTCACTACGCCAGCCGCCGCCACCGCCGTTACCGGGAGAGCGGGGACGGTCGCTGTGATCGCGTCGGCGATTGCGGTCGCGATGTCGCTGACAGTGTCGGTGCTCATCACGTTCACCGGAACAGGAGTGCCGGCGATGTACAGGTGAATGGTGCCGGCCTGGGTCGGCGCGGTGGTAATGGTTATGGTGCCAGTGGCGGCGGTGCCGCCGGTAGGCTCGGGCACCGGCAGTCCCCAAACCTCGTTGGCCACGTTGTTCGAGTAGTAGGCCTGGAACATCCGGCCAAGCTCGCTGCCGGCGCCGAAGAACGCGTCGGCCATCGCCTGGCTGCCGATCGGAGTCGCCACATTAGGAGCTGCGGAGCCCGCCGCAGTCATGATGCCGACCAGCAGCGCGCGCAGATTGATCGCCGGCAGGCCGGCGCGCGAGGGGTCGACTTCTACATAATACAAAGGCACCTTAATATTTGCAGGAATATTGGCGAAAGATATGGGCATTCTTGCCTCCGTTGCTAGAAAGGCTTATAAAGCCTAGGGTTCCTTACTACGATGGAGTTGCGAGATGACGAAACCAACGATCGGCGTGGTCTATTGGCTCTTTGACGAGCGTTGCGTTTGCCTCTGGCGGCACGGCTACGTCGGCGTGAGTGTGACTTGGCCGCGCCGGCTCTGGCGCCATCGCGCCGAGTCCACTTTTTTGCCAGACAAATTCGCGGGCAAAGTTTTATTCCGCGGCCCCATCAGTCGTTGCCTGGAGATCGAGCACCAACTGCGGCCGACGCCCGCCATCGGTTGGAACCGAGTCCCTGGCGGACTTAGCGGCCATGCCCAGAAAGGCGTCCAAAAATCTCCAGAACATCGCGAGAAAATACGCCAGGCCGCATTGCGCCGCTGGGCTGATACCGATCAGGCAGGGCGGGATAAACACTCCAAAACCGTCAGCAAGAGCCTGGAGAAAGTCGACCGTTCTGGCGCCAACAACGCCAGCTACGGCAAGCACCAGTCCGAGGAAACCAAGCAGAAGGTACGCGATCGGATCACGGAGCGTGGCGGAGTTTCAGGCGCGAACAATCCAAACTTCCGTCACGGCCGCTATGCTGGCGAATGAGATGGATCCTTTCCGGGAGAAGTTGCGATGCGGCGGATGGTGGCGAGCGACAGCGCCAGAGTGGCGCTGCTCCTAGGACGGCAGGCGGGATTGCGCAGCGCGCGCGCGGCGATCGATGCCGAGCTGGCGGCGCTGCGGCGCGAGCTGGCGGCGGCGCGCGCCGAGCTGCACCGGATTAGATCAATCGATGCCTTCGCGACGGCGGCTAGTCCGCAGGCGGCGCGGCGCTTGAACTAGCGTCAGCCTTGGCCTCCACCACCCTGATCGAGCCCGCCCGTATCCGGCGGCGAGTGAAATCATCGTTTGGCCATTCGGCTGACCCGGTAGAGCGGAAGGCGGCGCCGGATGGATGCTTGAGCCTGCGCCACTTGTCCTCGGTTGGCTCGACCCGCAGGCCAGGCGCCGGCCGGGCCGGACGCGGGCCCGGCGTTCTCGTCGTTACTTGCACCATGGGGTTCCTCTCTGATCACGTGGTTGCGCAGCACCTTGAACATTTCCGCCACCGGCAGCGTGTTTAGCCCGGTGTATTTCACCGAAACCTGTTGCCGCTGGTTCATTTCGGTTTGCGTATCGCCGGCCTTGACGCCGGTGGTGACGTCGATCTCGTCGAGCATGTCGGGGATGTCCGGGTACCATTCGCTGCGATAGAAACAGCTGACTTCGTATTGCAGCTCGCCCAGCGGCAGCTCGTTGTTGAACGAGGCGGGCCCGAAAGAGAACCGGCGCGCACCGCGCACGATGCTCTCGATCAGATAGCCTTCCGGGATGCTGCTCTGGAGCACATTGGTCAACTTCAGATCGGTCCAGAGGATGGCCATGATCTTCAGGAACGCCTTGTCGATGGTCTGCTCGAGCACATCCTGGTCGTTGTTGACCGCGATCACCGAAAAGCCGAATCGCGCTGTGTGCTCGAACCGAATGCAGCCCTCGTTAGCGTCGCCGTCGGGCGCCATGTTCTCTTCGATAAAATAAACCCCAAGAAACGGCAGCAGATCCGGCTGCACCGGCAGCATCTTGGTCTTGCGCGCGACATAGCCGGCAAACGTCGGATCGGCGGTGAGCAGGCCAAACATGGCATTGCGAATATTGAATGCGGCGCTTTGCTGCTCGCTGATCACGGTACCACCTTCTTGAGCTGCAGCGTGATTTCGCCAGCGCCGTTGTGCACGCTCGCGGTCACCTGAAAGTCGCCGAGCGCCAGCAGGCCGCTGATCGGCTCGGCCGGGATGGTGATGATGTCGTTCTGCGCCGGCGGCACCGCGAATTCGCTCGCTTCGACGTCGATAATGGTTTGCTGCTCGGTGAGAAGCGAGTCGTCCTCGAGCAGATACTGCTGACGGTCCGAGTTATAGATCCCGCGCGCGCTGTAGGCCGGCACGCCTGGTTGCGAGGCGACCGGATTGACGGTGATCGGGCGCCCGTACTCGCTCTGCGCCAGTGAATAGAGTTCCGCATACCAGTTGACCGGCATTGCTTGTCACCAATGGATCTTCTGATGCAGCGCCTCGACCAGGCGCGCATGCAGCTGCGCATGGAGCTCCTCGCGCAGGATCGGCCGGGTTGAGGTTTTCGGCCGCGGCGGCTTGCGTCGGCGCCGCAACCGAGATGCGGCCCGGCGCGAGCGCGTCATCTCGTATCTGGAATGCGGCCGGATGAGCGTCGAGGCTTTGCCGAGGCGCTTGAGCCGTTTTGTGAACGGCCGATGCCGGTGCATGTCGTCGGTCTGCCAGGTGCTCAAGGTCGCGCCGATATCGACCGCCTTGAAATGCCGGATGCGGGCGGCCATGACATAGAACCGCTTGGTGATGTCCTTGAGGTCTTGTTGGTTGATCTCTACAGCCATGCCACCGGACTCATATAGGCGACGTGCGGCGCGCGCATGCACCAGTCGGCCCACACTTCCATTTTCAAGGCGATGGCGTCGGTCTGGAACATCGACTTGACCGGCGTCGACGGCACGCCACCAACAACAATGTCGGTTGGCGTCGTGTCTTCCATGTGCAGGGCGCCGACCCGGCTCACCATGAATTCCGGCGCCCCGATGCTGATGGCGAAGCTCGCGGCCTCGACTACTGCCACCGTCTTGGCGGCAATGCCGGCGCTGGGCGCGCAGCTGGTCTCCAAGCTGCCGCCGGGCGAATAGAACCGGATGGCGGTGGCCTGCGCCGGCGCTGCGATAAAGACCACGTTGCTGCCGCCGCCGCGGCTGGCGATGTCGCCGACCAGGGTGCCGAGATCCTGGCCGACGGCGTCGAAGGCGGAGCTGGCGGCAGTGGGTGTGAGCGCGGTGAGGCCGTTGAAGATGCCGCGCGGCGCGGTCGAGAAGATGGCGGCGTCGAGCGCCAGGCCGGTGGCTTCGGTGATGAGCGCGCGCAGCATGTCCTCGATGTTTGAGGCTTCGCTGATCTCGCGAGTGAGCGTCGTGATGACCGCGAGCTTGTGCGGCGTGAGCTTACCGCTGGAGAGGTTGAATTGCCGCACCGGCTTGACGCCGCCCTCCGCAACCCAAAGGCCAGCGGCAGCGGCGGTAGTGGCGCGGCCAGGCACCGCGACCGAGGAGAAATGGCCGAGGTCGACGCGCAGCGCGCCGGCGCTGATGAGCCTGCCGACCGCGGAGAGCGCGACCATCTCCTCGACCGCCTGCGATACGCTGTAGGCGGCGAGCGGTCCGGCCCACGCCGGATCGGTCAAGGTCGCCGGGCGCGAGGCGGCGCGCAGCAGCAGCGGCGTCACTTTGTCGTCCGGGTACATGCGCGCGTTGGCGGCTTCGGCGCTGGCGCCGCTGGTGAAGCCGCGGACGGCGGCGGCGGCGGCGCGCCAGACGTGATCGGACGATCGCGCCGGCAGGCCGGAGAGCATGGATTCGCGCATGTTCATGGTTACACCCAATGCCGAATGTATTTCGCCAATAGCGCTTCGATCTGTGTCCAGGTTGCCGCCAGGCCGAGCGTCGGCATCAGGTTGGGCGCGTAGTAGGAGACGCGGCTT